AATGCAATCATCCTTGCATCCTACGGCACATTCTCTACAGGCATCAACATTCGCAACCTACATAATGTAATCTTTGCAAGTCCATCTAAATCACGAGTAAGAAACCTCCAGTCCATTGGACGTGTCTTGCGTAAAGGAGACAATAAAGCCCAAGCAGTGTTGTATGACATTGCCGATGATTGCTCCCGAGGTAGCAGACACAACTACACTCTCCGTCACCTCATAGAACGATTGAAGATCTATGATGAAGAGAAATTTGATTATGAAGTAACTAAGGTAAACCTACGAAAATGATTAACTACATCCGTCACGACAACGAATTCTACGGCATTGTTAAGTTGGTGTCTGGTGAAGAAGTAATGGGATCAATGATCGCCACGAATGAAGATAACTGCACAATGGTATATGTGTCTGACCCTCTCTGTCCTACCCTGACTCCCATCGAGAGAGATGGTGAGATGGGTATTGCTGCGGGATTTACTAAATGGATGATGTGGTCAGATGAAGAGTTTTATATAATCCAAGAACCTGACATCGTAACGATTGCTCCAATGTCTACAGAAGCAATCATGATGTATAAGATGTGGTGGAGAAAAGAAGGTAGAGGCAGTGAAGATCCTGATCCTGGTGTGCCCATGAATGAAAACATGGGTCTTGTGGGAAAGGTGTCAGAGATGAGAAAGAAACTAGAGGCTCAGTGGAAGAAACCACCTAAAGAAAAAGACTCTAAGTAGTTCCTTTCCAACCCTTACATGGTTGAGTATAATTATTATTCTTAACTGTGTCAAGCTTGACCTTTCAAGCATTATCTTTTATAATGATTAAGTGAGAAAAAATTAAATATGACTGTAATGCCTCCTAAGAAAAAACAACATTACGTTGATAACAAAAAGTTTCTTGAGGAGATCGTTAAGTATCGAGAAGCAGTTGAGACTGCCAAGCTACAAGACAGACCTAAGCCTAGGATTACTCACTACCTAGGGGATTGCTTCTTGAAGATTGCCACCCACCTGTCATATAGACCTAATTTCATTAACTACATGTATAAGGAGGATATGATCTCCGATGGTGTAGAGAATTGTGTCCAATACATCGATAATTTCGATCCTGCCAAGAGTAAAAACCCATTTGCATATTTCACACAGATCGTGTATTATGCGTTTCTGCGACGAATCGCCAAAGAAAAGCGTCAGATGGACATCCGCGACAAACTCATCGAGAAGAATGGTTACGATCAAGTCTTCCACTCAGATGAGAATGATAACCATGCGGACATGAATTCTATCAAGAGTCGTATCGAAACCAACATGCGTAACTAATGACCACTGAGACGAAAAGAGCAACCCTTGCAACGTCGCTGGGATCTAATCCCACGATTGAAAAGCACATCCCCGAGGATGTCGAATGGATTGATGATGCCTTCTACATCAAGAAGACCCGCTTTGGTCTCTACACCAGTGTAGTTAGGGATCCCCTTGGTGCCAACTTCCTTACAGGGGGCACTTATGAAGGTGTCCTTAAGATGACGAGATGGCATCTCAAGTGCTTGCAAGAAGGCACCATGCACCTGTATACTAGACACGTTAACACTACCAAAGGAGTTAAACTGTAATGACACGAGACGGAAATCAAGAGTTGCACGATGCCCAAGAGCGTGACAACCCCTGCTCCGATAGTAATGACCGTGGTTATTGGCGTCGCCGCCTCCGTGATCTAGAGAATGGTAAAAGGAATGAAGATTCTACTGATAACTGATCAACACTTTGGTGTTAGAAATGACAATACTTTCTACACCAAGTTGTATCAAAAATTTTATAATGATATAGTCATCCCTTACATTGACAGAGAAGGTATTACTCAGGTCATTGCACTTGGTGATACCTTTGATCGTCGTAAGTATGTGAATTTTAATTCACTTGATGCAGCAAGAGAGATGTGGTTTGATCCCCTTGCTGAGCGTGGCATTCGTATGTCCATGCTGGTGGGTAATCATGACATCTATTATAAGAATACTCTCAAGGTGAATGCACCTGAGTTGCTGCTGGGTGACTACAACAACATTGAAGTCATCACAGAACCTACATCTAAGAAGTTTGGTAAGACAAACTTTCTTCTTCTACCATGGATCTGCCCTGAAAACAAGGAGCAGGTGATGAAAAAGGTCAAAACATCTAAGGCATCTGTGTGTCTAGGACACCTTGAGTTGAATGGATTTGAGGTCATTCCTGGTCTTAAGATGGAGCATGGTATTGACCGCTCTCCCTTTGAGAAATTTGACCTTACCTGCTCTGGTCACTATCATATGAAGAGTAAGCAGGGTCCTATCCAGTATCTTGGTAATCCTTATCAACTTTACTGGAATGATTATGGATATGATCGTGGATTTCATGTCCTAAATACAGATGATTTGTCCATGGAATTCGTGGCAAATCCTTATAATACCTTCAATAAAGTCTACTACACAGATGACATTGATGTCTCTACCTTCCCACAGTTAGAAGGCACCTATGTTAAACTAATTGTAGGTGACAAGAAGGATCAGGTAAAGTTTGATAGATGCGTAAGGAAACTTCAGCAGGTTGACCTAGCAGACCTGAAGATTGTCGAAGACATGACTCAGGAGTTGGGTGAAATTGATGAAGAGATTGAGGTTGAAGACACTCTTTCTATCCTAGAATCGTGTGTCTCTGAGTATTCCAATCGCGAAGAGATCTTTGGTATCTTAAAGTCCCTATATGTGGAAGCGTTGGAGGTGTAATGTTTGTACTAACTGACAATAAATCAGGTGGAGTATACGCAGTCAGAGACGATGAGAAGATGGAGCGAGTCGTCCAGTTGTTTGTTGACAAGGATGACGCAGAACGTTATTATATAATGCTAAAGGCAGACGAATACCCCCGTGATCTCTCCGTCACGGAGGTAGATGAAGATACTGTCAAAGAGAATTGTCGTCAGTATGGATATCGTTTCTCCGTAATCGATGCTGACAATTTTGTTATTCCGCCACCGCAAGATAAATGATCATTTTTGAAACGATTCGTTGGAAAAACTTCCTGAGCACAGGTAATACTTTCACTGAGTTATCTCTCAACGAATCTAAATCACATCTTGTTATCGGAAGTAACGGTGCAGGGAAATCTACTATGCTAGATGCCCTGTGCTTTGTGCTATTTAATAAACCATTCCGTAAAGTTAGTAAGTCTCAACTAATCAACAGCGTCAATGAGAAAGAATGTGTTGTTGAGATTGAGTTTTCTATTGGTAAAGTAAGTTATCATGTCATCAGAGGTATCAAACCAGGCGTTTTTAAGATCTTCCGTAACGGACAACTCCTCGATCAAGACGCTGCACAGAAAGACTATCAGAAATACCTTGAGCAGAGCATACTCAAATTTAACTACAAGTCTTTCACTCAAGTGGTTATTCTTGGTTCTTCAACTTTTGTCCCTTTCATGCAGCTTTCTGCTACGCACAGAAGAGAAGTTGTTGAAGACCTCCTTGACATCAAAATCTTCTCCAAAATGAATACGATCCTGAAGGATCGAGTCAAGGATAATAAGGATACATTCACTGAGTGTAAGCATGAGATGGAGATCTGTGAGACAAAACTGAATCACCAGCGTGCATCCATCCATAAACTGACAGAATTGCAGGAAGGAATGATCCAGAAACTGCAAACAAAGTTTACTACCAACGAAGATAGCATTGTTAATCTGCAAACACGCAAGAAAGAGAATGATCACTCTATGAGTGTGCTTGCAGAGAGTGTAACTAACTCTGCAGATGTGCAGGAGAAGTATGAGAGTCTCCGTGACATGCGATCTAAGATTGAGCAGAATAAAAACAAAGCAGAGAAGGATCATAAATTCTATACTAAGCATGATAAGTGCCCAACATGCTCACAAAACCTTGAAGAAGACCACAAACAGCGTCAACTGGTGGACGCTGAGTCACGTCGTGTAAAATACACTGAGGGTTACCAGAAGATCGATGATCAGGTCAGTAAACTGTATGATAAATTGCGTGATCTGAAGGGGTATGGGCAGTCAATTATTGAATTGCAGAGCGATAATTTGAGTATTGACAAGCAGGTCGCTCGACTGCTAAGAGAGAATGAAAATATCATGGTTGAAGTCAACAAAGAGACCCCAGATATTGATTCAGAGAGGCAAAAATTGGAGGATTATGAGGCAGAATACGCTCAAAATATGGAGCGTTGTGCAGGTGTCAGCAAGGAGTTTGACAACCTAAAAGTTGTGTCCTCACTGCTCCGTGACAGTGGCATTAAAAGTAAGGTAATCAGCAAATTTGTGCCTATTTTTAACACTTTGATCAATAAATATCTGCAGTCCATGGACTTCTTTGTCAACTTCACATTGGATGAAGAATTCAACGAGGTCATCAAGTCTCGCTTCCGTGATATATTCTCCTATGCATCGTTTTCGGAGGGTGAAAAGCAGAAAATTGACCTATCTTTGCTGTTTTGCTGGCGTGATATTGCGAAGATGAAAAACTCTGCATCGACCAACCTCCTCATTCTTGACGAGGTATTCGATTCTTCCCTTGATACTGCTGCTACAGACGAATTGATGAAGATTTTGAGGGGTATGGACGAGCGCACCAA